ATAAGTCTATGGATCTTATTAAGAAATTTAATGGTAATTATAATGCTATTATATTTGCTGGAGATTTTACAAAAGATGGAGAGTTTATTGATGATTCTATTAATGTTGAGATAATACCATATCAAACAAAGGATATATTTTATAGTACAAAAAATATACTTTTAGATAATTTTGATATTGATATTGATAAAATTAATTTATATGATAGAATGTTTAAGGATTATACTATAGAGAATTTTTCGTGGCATACTAAAGTAAAATTCGTTGAGAATGGTGATCCTGTCGTTAAATTTTATAGGACATATCCTAAAAATCCCTTTATAAACTATGGCAATTACGTCTAATGAATTAAAACAATTATATGATTGGGCTTTAACTGTAGATTTTCCATGTAAGAAAGCACCAGTCGTAGAAGGATACTCAAATAAGATTGTTGATTATGGATGGGTAAAGGCAGTTGGTAAGCAAGTAACGATTAGAAAGAAGTTTATGGTAGATACTGTATATGAAATCTATCAGAATGATGATATATTATTTTCAAATTTTGTTCGTTTTTATAGTGGTACAGTATTGAAACCACATAAAGATCCTGATGTTTATCGTTATCCATATAAAAGAATACAGATACCTTTAAGCATACCAGATAGTGATAAATGTTATATGCAATGGATTAAGGGAGATAAAATAGTATGGGAGGAAGGAATACCACAAGTACATCCAGTTATGAGTCGTCCACATCAAGCATTTAACTTATCAGATAGTTCAATGGAATTTCTATTTCTTGATGTCAAGCTTGACACTGAAGTGGAGTGTTGATATAATGATGCTATGAGATTTACTATGGCGATAGGGAATCCACCATACGGATCTGGTGGTAATCTTGCTATCAAATTTTTAAACAAGACTTCAGAGATTACAGATGATATTAGGTTTGTATTACCTACGTCTATGAGGAAACCTTCGTCTCAAAATAAGATTGTATCACATTTGCATTGTGAAGTGGATGATGATCTAGATAATGCTACATTTCCTGGTGGAATTAATGCTGTAAAACAGTATTGGAAAGTAAAAAACACATCGAGATTTGCAAAGGGAGTGAACGAGATTCCTATGCACAGGGAACATCCAGATTTTGAATTTCTAGATTATAAAGATAGATTTGAAGCAGATGTCTTTGTTGGTGAGTATGGATGTGGACCTAGTGGAAGAGTTAAGACCGAGAACTTTACTCAATATGCAAAAGGACATCATTTCTTGAGTGTTAGTTCACCAGAAGTTATCAAGAATCTTGTTGAGTTTGCTCCTAGATTTAGAGAGGTTGCAACAGAATGTAATGGTCGCTATCATTTTGGTAAGAATGATTTGATTACAACTTATATCAGATGTTTAGATGAAAAAGAATAAGCACAATATAAAATCTGGATCTAATATAGAGAGATCTGATGAAAGAATAAAGGAAACGCAAGAGGTATTCACACCACCTGAACTTGTTGAATCTATGATAGATGATATTGATATTGATTTATTGAAAGATTCTAGCAGTAAATTCATTGATAATTCAGCAGGGTGTGGCAATTTCTTATTTGGACTAAAGCAGAGACTTTGCTTGTATCATAGTGAAAAGCATGTATTGAATAACATGCTATATGCTGTAGAGTTGATGCCTGATAACCATAAGGAGTTATGTGCTAGGTTAGGAGTGAGGATCAATCACCCACATTATGTTTGCACTGATGCTTTAGAGTATGATTATAGTTTTGGTGAACCTATAGGAGTAGAGCAGTTCTTCTAGTGTAAATTTCAATCATACTACATACCTTTGTATGGTTTGTACGGGAAGCTTTATATTTTCTTAAGGGCAGGAGGGTTGACACCCTCTTTTTTTATGCTATAGTAATATTGTGATTGAGGCACACTGCCAAGATCCAATGACGTATAGTTACGAAATTATGACTACAGCATACAATATGGATATTGTAATCCCTTCGGATTATCAACCGCATCCTGAACATGATCCTGTCCTACGATTAGTAGAGGAAATAAAAACGTATCCTATTCCAGATCATTATGATACTGTGGAATATGTTACTACCAAGGCAGTAAATGTTAATAATGTTCAAAAACCAGGAGAGATCAATTCAGGTCGTTTTAGGGGAGTTACTAAAACTTCTTATGAAACCGTTGATCGTGAAATGTCAAAGGGTTGGAAATTTGGATCACGTCCAGCAGCAATGTTGGAAGGTGAGGACTGGTTAATTAATGGAAATCATCGTCTTCGTTGGTATAAAGAAAATGGGTATCAATGGATGCCTGTTGATGTATTTCGCCTAAATGACGGTTATGAAGCAGGTGACGCATGTGATGAGGTTGGACTTCTTTATCAACCACAACCAGAAGGAACTGCTTCTGCATTTGAAGACTATAAGCAGAGAGGTATTCTTTTTGTAGAGCGTAGGAAAAATGCAGGTATTCTTATCAGTCAGGAACTTGTCAACTCATGGGTTGATAGGTATGCTGCAAATGAGAAAGTAAGGACAAGGTCAAATCTTAAAACGGCAATCTTCAATAATACAGGGAAGAGTGCTTGGTTAATATCTGCAACTCGTTCTGACATGATTGATTTGTTAGTTTTTAAGAAAGGATGGGTAGTTAGAGATGCTGATTACAATCTTGTTTTTGCCAATGGTGAAGAAAAGGTTGTTGATCGTCTCTTTGAGGCAAGTCAAAAGGTTTTCTTACGTGATTTTCTTCCTATATTCTTTAGAGATGCTTCTGAAGGTATTAAAACCAGATTACATTTCTATGTCACTACCACTAATATTAAAGATGGTAATGACTTATTGAAGAAAATTAAGACAAGAATTAACGAACTTTATGGAGTGATTAATTCTCTTGAAAGGTTTGATTCTACAAATCGTAGATTTAGGGATTACCTTGAAGTGAGTTATCGTTATCCACAGGTTCACAAAGTTGATGGTACAGATTTGGTTAAAATCATATGATTAAATTCGATGATATGGAACTGCTACAACTTCAACTTTGTATGGAGATGACCAAAAGTAAAATGTTTATGGGTGGAGACATGCGTAGACATACATCAATTACTGAAAAGGTTAAAGAAGAGATCGGTAGGAGGAAGATTTGATGGATTATTCTACACGATGGAAGATGACATTAGGTCTTCTTCAAAGTAACTTTTGTTCAGGGGATCAATTTGTATGGGACGATGTGTATTCAATCATTCACCCATCTAGGACAAAGATTAGTAAGTTTAAATCGAAACGTAGTTTTAAGGGAGCAATTCTCCGAGAACTACAGGTTTTAAGAGATTTGAATTATATTAAATTCCATGCGAACGAAGGTAGACCAGGTGTATATTCACTTGTATAACTGTCACAAGACCCCCGAAAGGGGGTTTTTTAATGCTATAATATGTCTATGTTAGTGAATTGGTAATGCCATTACGTCCACATCAAAAGAAAGCATTGGAAGCTATGGCACGCAACTCCAAAGGACAAGTCATTGTTCCTACAGGTGGTGGCAAGACCATGTGCATGATACATGATGCCATTAGAAGATATGATGGTGTTACTCATCCTACTATTGTTGTAGTTGCTCCACGTATCCTATTAGCAGAGCAATTATCATCTGAATTTCTGGAAGTCATAAGAGAGAAATATCACCACATTCAAGTAATGCACGTTCATAGTGGTGAGACAAAGCATTTTAGCACAACTAAAGTAGATATGATTCAGAAGTGGATGAATTTCTGTTGGGGTAATAAGATCATCTTCACAACATATCATTCACTTCATAGATTGGTAGAGGCAGACGTTGTTGTAGATACAATATACTTTGATGAAGCACATAACGCAATACAAAAGAACTTTATTGAGTCTGTAGATCATTATTCTCTACCATTTAATGCTCTACGTTCTTATTTCTTTACTGCAACTCCTAAACATTCAAGAACACCATTTAAAGTTGGTATGAATAATACTGATATATTTGGTAATGTGATATGTAATGTACCTGCACCTAAATTAGTTGAGCAAGGTTATATACTTCCACCTAAAGTTGAGGTATATAAGACTCGATTGCTACGAAAAGATGAGATATTTGCTGATGTTGAATCAGAGCA